AAGTCATTTATTAATCTAAGAGCATCAGGATTAGCAGAGTTAGCCACACCATAAACACGACCAGCACGGGCTCCTTGAATGGCGTAATCACCGAACGGACGATCTCTGCCATAGTCCGAGCACCACTTGGCCAATCTTTCATTGGTTTCATCTTCGTTTTGTCCTCGTATAGTTTTACTTGCTAACTTACAACATTCTCTAAATGCACTGCGCCATGTGCTAAATCCATCTGTGTTAAATGCAGTAATATTAGAAATTTGTTCCACTGCCTTAAACTTATTGCTAATACTTGTGGTCATGTCTGGTTTTGTCATATCCATGTCCAGAGTCATCTGTGTTGGCAATAATTTTACACCTCCATACCCGTACTCTAGATCATTTATAGGATTACGACTGCGCCATACATGCACGGTAAAGATTTCTGGATCCTCGTAATCAAAATTAAAATCCTCAACTATCTGTGCATCAGCATCTACTACCCAGAACATATCACTTTCAACAATTTTTGCTGCTTCTAGATGTGCTTGATGTATGCCCTTAACATTTGAAATTCTCTTTGCTCTTGGAAAGCGACTTTTCAGCCGTTGCCAATTTTCATCAGCATGCGGTTCATTATAAGAAATAAACACAATGTCAAAACTACTGCCTATTCTCCTAGGATCACTGGCAGTAATGTCTATTTCCTTTTTATTAATAAAAAAGCGGAATTTAAATTCCTTGTTGGATGCTGGAGCATTCTTGGGTATTAGTGTTACACCATTAAAGTGATTACCGTTCTTAAACACGTGAACGTATTCTAGATCCCACTTGGTAGCACGGTATTCAAAATCAAAATCGTCACGCACCTTGATGTCATCCCAGACCACCCAGAACATTCTTGTAAATGTTTTTTTCTTTAGTTGGTCGAGTGATTCGATATTTTCAATTAGTTGGGCATTAGGAAATCTACTCTTAAATTCTTCCCAGTGTTCCGCCTTGCCCTGACTAACGTAGAACAAATCATAGATCATGTGCTGTCCTATAGTAGGTATTTCCTAATTCAATTGTTTGCTCATAAAGATCTAGAACATACTTGCTCATAGAAGCATCCATGTAAGGATAATTAAATCCAAGTTGATTCTTTAATTTAATTCCAAGATCCTTTGTTGCTTCAACTAGGGCATCATTATCACTTTCGAATTTTTTAACTTCCTGATTATACAATTCTCTTAGTACTTCAAAATCTCTAACGCCAACATGATTCCAATCCGTACAATTTGTAAGATAGGTTCCCAATCTTGCTCCATATACCGAAAATAGTCCGTGCTCAATATGGCTACCTACCGTGCTCCACTGCGTAAGCCTGTGTATGTTGTGCCACCAAATTTTGTGTTTAATTTCCTGAGGAGGAACCTTTAGTCCGTCCATTAGCGTCATCTTGACTCCTTCTCGGAATCCTGCACGCCATGCCATGAAAGGCGAAGAATTAATTATGCTATCGCTGTATGTTTTAGGAAAATTTCTGTAGCCCGTTTCCCAACAGAAATCCACTTGGGCTCTTTCGCTCTCTGCATTTTCATGTGTTTTCATATCAAGCACATGCTGCTTGTTCCATAACTTTAACCCGCCATTGCCATAGCGCAAGCCATTAACATTGTTGCGACCGCACCAACTATAAGCACGTATTTCTGTGTTACTCATGTCTAGGTCAATATCAAAGAAACTAGGATACACAATGTTATCAGCATCAACTGAAAGAAACCAATCAGTTTCTGATTGTTCCGCGGCAGCCTTGTGTGCATGATCACTTCCTTTAACTCCATGTATGCGTTTTGCCCAAGGTACCTTGTTACATAAATCTGCATAATGCAAATCTGCTGTAGGCTCATCATAACTTAGGAAGAATACATCAAACTCTACTACTTTCATATTACCTCTATCACATAATTCTTAAATAATCTTTTAGTATAGATACTAAATTTTTCTGGGCAATCAAGTGCGATAGCGACTGACTGACCGTTTAATTCTGATATCTTGATGCTAACGGTTTTATGAATAATGTGTGGATCGTTGTAATCAGTCACACTAAAATTCATTTCTGTTTGGCCGTCCCAAAATATTTTTCTTTTAGTTAACGGATAAAACTTCTTATCTAGTTTATGTGTCCCGCCAAACTCCTCGGATAACTTAATTGTCAGTAACCCTTTGGCTCTGTCATAGGTTAAAAAGATATCAGGCTTTTCGACTTCTGACCATTTCTTTTCTATAATTCTATGTAATACATCATCAATGCTATATAGGTCTTTAACTTCAACTATCTCAAGTTCTCCCATTGCAGGATCAACAAAACATTTGCTCATTCTAATCTTGCCGCTGATTATGTCCTCGGCAACATTTTTATCAATACTAATAATATTCTTGTGTGAATTATTGTTAACTGCATGATCAGGACCTACCGTCAAAACCTTTCCGCTGTCGCTATCAAAGGCTACATTATATTTTGTTTCTTGCGGTTCATAGTTTGCTAACCATTCATCAAAGTCAGGGAGTACTAATTTTTCTTCCATGCTATCTCCTCCAATATGTTAATAGTTTCAAGTGTTACTTTATCTTTTTCAACATAATGTACGATATCATGCTGTTGATAGTTTCCAATCTTTAGTTTTCCTTTGGTGTCAAAATAAAATCCAACATGATCTGATACCGTTTCAGCCGGGTGTGGCCAATTTTGTATCATACCTTTTAGATGTACCACCCTAGGAAATTCTAAAGGATAGGCAATTTCATCTGTAATGTCTAAAATTTTTGCAGCCATGGCGAATGCTTCGTCAGTTCCAACAACCTTAGGTTTATATTTTTCTAAAAAGTTATTGGAAAATTCTATAGGGTTTTTCATAATTGCTCTTTGCAATTTAAAAAATTCTTTTGCAAATGGGCTATCTTTAACAAAAAATGTGTAAAAGGAATATAAATTAGGTAATTCATTCGCTGTAAAACATTTTCTGTAGTAGTCATTGGTTACAGGTTCTCCCCTGTACGTGAAAGATTTATTTGATACATATAATTGACAATTTTCTACAAAGTAATCAACCCAGTGGCTATAATCTCTTAGGAACAGCATATCAGCATCAAGACATACCGTATAATCAAATGGTGTGAGTTCATCCATGTATGATCTACCATCCCAGTGTGTTTCCTTGTCCCATTCAATGACATGGTCAAATACCCAGGTAGATGTAAAACTTTCTATTCTTGATTTATCATTAATAACAAGGGCTACTTTGTCATACCCTTCTCGTTGTGTATTCTTGATGCTGAGTGCCAGTGCATACGCTAATCTAGCGTAATTAGATGTTTCCTTATCTGATACTACTATTAGATATCCAAAGTTCATGCTAACCCCATTAATTTTTCGCTGTTTCTTAAAATACTCTGTTTGTTCATTACATGCAAATCATTTCCACCTATCTTGGCCGCACAATATACTCCATCCAATTTTGGAGAAATCATTATTACTAGATTGCCATCATTGTCGATGTCATACAAATGATCCTTATCTGTGATGGATAAAACTGGCGGCAACGAATAATCGTTATCAGTTTCATATCCGTACATGATGTGTCTTGCTACGCTGAATGCAATATCGTTTCTATAAATTGCACTATTGAATCTAAAAAGGTCTGCAAATTGTTTATAATTTTGTCTGATGTGTTCTACTAAATCAAAAAATACTTTTGTATTTTCATTCTTGGTAAACATTACCGTGGTTGCCCATAACATCTTGATTCCAGTTTCTGACACGTGCCTGTCTAAATAGCCCGTTCTCTCCTGTCCAAATATATCATTATAACTTTCTGCAATTAATATATCACTATCAACATTCCAGTATTCGTTAAGGTTATTACTTAAAACAAAATAATCAGTATCAATTAATAACGTTCTGTCATATGGAGTAAGATCCCAAACAGAATTTCTATTGGCATTTTTAAATGGAGATGCTACTTTTTCTGTTCCGTCAAAAATTACTCTTGTATTTTCGTCCTTGGGACGTTCAGTAATAATTATGCTTTCAAAAACTTCCGATGCTACTTTAAAAATATTGGATTCTCTCATCCACTCGACGGTAGAAGGATCAGTAATAAGACTAACAGGCACGCCTAGATTTTTCTTGGCTAATTTTGCAGATATAATAGCCATCTTGACATAGTCAATCTGTCTATTATTGTGTGCAAACATTACTATTCCTTTTTTCATACTAGGATTCCAATAATGCTTCTACTGAACGACTTTTCTTTAAATTTTGATATTCCTCATAATATTCCAAAGTGGCTGTGAAATATCTGTCAAAAATCTCTTCTCTAAACTCGACAAGATTTTCAATTAAAATTGGGTTTTCATTAACATCCAGAATTACTACATTTTCCGATCTATCCTTGTAGATTAGCATTTCCACAAAGTTTAATAATGATCGATCAATTTTGAAAATTCCGCCGTTGATACCATATGTTAATTTGGCGTCAATTTTTTCTTTGAGTGTTTTTCGCTGGATTGAAAACGTCTGTCTGTAGTTAGAAAAGTCCAGTGCCTTTTTGAATTCTTCTTGCATAATACCTCCTAGTTATAGTAGCATATTATATTTATTGCTACTTGGAGGGGTCAAGAAAATTTATGGTGTGGTAGAGATTGCGCCCAATGTCACGGTGGGTGATTCTACGGTAAAATTTCCAGCACCACTAGGTTGTAGGACTCCTGTTGGTTCGGTAGTAACTACCGTATATGCCATGGTTCCGTCAACAGCATCAGGCCCAAATCCACCTGGTTGTACTGGTGTTCCTGAATCTGAATCTCCACCTAGAGCAACGTGATCATCTATCCACTGAATGTAAAATTCTATTCTTGCCGAGGATCCTGTACTATTGTTAGTAACTGCTGGACTATCTATGGTTCTAGCATCAATTCTCCAACTATTAAGTGCATACGGAGAAGAAGCAGTTACCGTGCTCCATGTTTGTCTAACGTTGGATAATCGAAAGTAGTTTTGCCCGTCTGCTGGTGATACTCCTGTCCCTGGAAAATTACCTCCAAACGATCTAGTGCCAGCCGTGCTTAAAAGGCTGGTCCACGAAGTGTTTTGATTAGTAGAAGATCCGCTGGTTCTTGACGAAGTAATATCTATGCTGCCTCCGGCGTTAAAGAAATATCTTGCAAATTCTGAATTGGTAAATTCTACCGTAACCACAGCATATAGGGCATTGGTCCACTGCGTCCCTAAAGGTCCTGGCCAAGTCTGCTGTTCTGTTCCATGATTGACCGTTCTTCTTTGTCCAGCAACAGCAGGAGCAAGTCTATTATTTTCAATAGTGGTAGCAACGGTTGCCCAATAATTAATTGGTGCGTCCGAAAGACTATATCGAATAGGTGTTCCTACTACTTGATCATTAACACCGCTAGGCGCAGCGTTATATAGATGTGTATATGCATTTATGATATCATATCGAAGGGCAGCATACTCATTGACCGTTACTCTATTTGATTGAGTAACCTGTGAACTCAAAACCGGTTGTCCATAGCCAAAGTTTCCTGCACCTGTGCCTAGCACTTGTGCTATATCCGCCTGAATGGCGTTAAAATCATCCTTGTCTATTTTTTGGTTTATACCTGCCATATTCTACCTCAAAACTATTTATCGACTAAAAAAATGTCGGCCGCACTAACTGACAGAAATAGCAGACATAACATATGACGGTGATGTAATTGAAAAAGCACTAGATGTTGGTTGTAATACTCCAACTGCTTTGATTTCTTCAGCAACTAGGGTTAGTGTTCCGTCAACTAGATCTCCAGGTGCAGGAGCACCAAGATCTACATATGCATCATTTAGTGTTATTCTGATGGTTACTTCAGTTGCTGTACCTAGCGAATTATTGGGAACATTGCATAATGCTGACAACTGATAGTAGTTTGCAGAATACGGAGTGCTGTTTGCAGTCTGAAAGTATTCTTGATATGAATCAGTTAGCGTATAGAATCCTGTATTTGCAATTAAGTTACCAGCAAAATCCTGAGAACCGACTGCGGTTAAAAAAGAATTCCATGCGTTTGATTGTTGAGTCGGCGATGCCGCTGGAATAAAAGTTGGTGTTATTCTAATTTTTCCGCCGGAATTAAAAAAATATCTTGCTTCGTCTGCTGTTGAAAACGTTAATGTTAATGTTGCAGTAGCACTTGTGCTCCAAGTTGACGACGTTGTTTTTGTGTCTATGGCTGTGATACCAAATTCACCTGTGGCAACATCAAATCTATTGTCTGTTGCAAGATCAGCATAGTAGTTATAGTTTTGTAGAGCATCTCCAGCGTCATCAGTGATTACATCTCCTAAACCAACTTGTGTGATTGCAGGAATGACTCCTTGTTGATGTTGGAATACATTAACTATATCATATCTTAATGCATCCCATTGAGATTTTAAAATTATCTGTCCTGATGTAACGTCTGAACTATAAATTGTTTGGCCATATCCTTTTGAGGCTGCGCCGGAGCCTAGTACTTGAGATATTTTTGTTCTGATAGCGTTGACATCGCTTGCAAGAATATCAGCCATTTATAATACCACTGCTTCAATTAATTTCACTTCCGCATCGTCACTTGATTCAAGTGCGATTGCAAATACATCTGGCGATGCAACCGATACTATAGCAGTTCCTGTTGACGATGCTACTAATCTATCTCCCTTGTTTACTTTTCCTGTTACCTTTACAGGAACTCGACCTTTAAGGGCAACATATTGTCCTCCGCTCAAATGTGAATTCATCATAAATGCTGGACTCTTAGAAATTACTCCTAACGCTCTATCTCCATCTTTAGATGCTGTTACTTCCATTAATCCGCCAACTGAAACTACCGTACCAGTTTCATACTGGTCATCTGTTAAATATTTTTCTGCTAGGTCAGCATATCTTGCTGCTGTTGCAGTACCATCAAATAGATTAGCACGTAGATCACCGGATGCTGTTCTAGCAGCAATTGAACTATTGCTTGGCGTAGTTTTTGCACTCTTATAATTTGGATCACTATCTGTAGCAGAGTCATCAATTTTTAATCTGTCAGCCTTGTCTACGATTCCAATAAATTGATTAGCAATAATGTTACCACTTGCGTTTCTAACTGGAATTGAAGCAATTGCGCCTGGCACTGCTTCTGAAGGTGCTAAACTTGTTAATAATGCAGCATTGGAAGCATTACCTGTTAAGTCACCACTAACGTTACCAAAGAGTGTTCCTCTAATTGTTGCACCAGCATATCCAAT